CTTTTACTGTAAGAAGAATTTCTTATGGTGTTGGTGTTGAAAAAACATTTTTAGTTCATTCACCTAATGTTGAAAAAGTTGAAGTAACTAGAGTAGGTAAGGCTAGAAGAGCTAAGTTATATTATTTAAGAGATAGAGTAGGTAAAGCTGCTAAGACTAAGGAGAAAATTGGAGCTAGAATTGAAACTAAAGAAATCGTAGTTAAAGAAGAAATAGTTCCAGGAGAAGCTGATGTACCAGAAGAAGTTACAGAAGTTGTTCAAGAAGTTGCTGAAGCTCCAGTTGAAGAAAAAGCTGAAGTTAAAGAAGAAGTAAAAGTAGAAGAAGCAAAGACAGGAGAAACAAAAAAAGCTGATAAATAATAATTTGACTTGAATCTTTTTTATTAAATGAAATGTTTAATAAAGAAGATTCTTTTTTTGTGTTTAATAAATGGGTACAGTAAATTGCTTCGAATAAGCAATAAAAAAACTTGTATTGATTGCTTGAGTAATTAAGTTTGATAGATTATAATTTTTATTGTAAAGAATAGTTGAAGGGGGGAAAGAAATGGGGGAAAAAAGCAATAATTCGTATATAGTTGCTCCAATAGTAGGAATAGTATTGACAGTTTTTGAATATTTTAATCTATATGGAAGGTATAATATATCAAATTTATTAGAAAAGTATGATATTACAGGGATGACTAATGGATACATGATAAGTATACTTGTGCTTAATTTAGCTGTATTAGCATTTTGTTTATATAAAGGTAAAGAGGCAAGAGAGAAGAATTATGATTATTCTTTTAATATGATTTTTGTTGTTATTTTTATAGTGTTATCATTATATTCGTTGATAGCTTTTATAGTCGTTAGAGGAGAAGAGGAATCTGTTGCTGCTGAATCAATGGGTAATTTCGACTATTACAATATAGATTTAACAACACAATCGTCAAGTAATAAAAAGCGTAATTCTTCTGATATCGATGAATATAATGTTAAAATGATGGAAGAATTAACAAAATTGCAAGAGGATAAGTGTTATTCAAGAAAGCTAGAAATTAATCAACAAGTGAAGGATTCTACTAAATTTGAGAGATATGCTAATTTGTTTTTGAATTGGTTTATTTTTGATGATATATTTTACTATTTAACAGAAGAAGAAAATTATTATAGCGTTTTTGCAGCTTATTGTTCATTAGATTTGTTTATGTGTGCTTTTTATATAATTCATTTAAACGATGGGAATAAATTTAATGTTATGAATATTATGGAATAACTATTAAAGGAGAAAAAGAGGGTTGAAAAAGATTTTATTTGTATGTTTAGGAAATATATGTAGGTCTCCTATGGCAGAATTTGTTTTTAAAGATATGGTTGAGAAAAAAGGAATTGCTAATGAGTTTTATGTTGAATCAGCTGCAACTAGTAGTGAAGAGGTTGGGAATCCAGTTCATTATGGTACAAGAAGAAAACTTGGAGAAATTGGTATTAGTGTAGAAGGAAAGTATGCAAGAAAAATGACTAGAGATGATTACAATAAGTTTGATTATATTATTGGGATGGAGGAATATAATATTTCATGTATATTGAGAATTATTGGAAGTGACAATTTAAATAAAGTTTCGAGGTTATTGGATTATTCAGAAAATCCAAGAGATATTGCTGATCCATGGTATACTCATAATTTTGATATTACATATAATGATATAGTAGAAGGTTGTGAAGCTTTTCTTAATAGATTGGGATATTAGGATAAGACTTGATTGTTTACATAAAATATGATATAATAATAGTTGTAAGATCCATTATACAAAACAGGAGGTAATGCGTATGAACATTAAAAGTATGGATCAAGGATGTGTATTGTTGGATGAACGGGCGTATGTGATGGAGAGTAGTACCGCGCGTCAGCTGATGGAGCTGGAAGCAGAGCTTGAGAGCATAGACCATGAGTATACCACGCTTTTCGAATTAGAAGCGCTGTATCACTATTATGCTGGAGTTGGAATGAAAGCAAATGTGATTTCAGTTATCGCGCAGCTTCAGATCGGCAACGAATGCGTGATTACGCTTCAGAACTCAAGTATGAAAATTACAAGAGTTTCCAAAAGCTTTTGCGTAGGTGAGTGGTTGCAGGTAAACTACAACTATAATGAAGCGACAGTACACGACGAAGAGCATTACTACGAAGACAGACAGTTGCTTTGCAACTAGTCTAGAAAAAGAGGGGGACGGATGCGATACCCTCAAACGAGAACCCACGCAGAAATGTGTGGGTTTCTTGCTTTTTTATAATTTAGATAGTTAAGGGGATAAATAATTAATTTAGATTGTACCAGAGTTAAAGAAAATATGTGTATAAGAAATGTGCGTTTTTGAGCTTGTTAAAATATTTTGTTTGTATTATAATATAAATATAATGCGGGTATAGTTTAGTGGTAGAATGCCATGCTTCCGACCTGGTCGCGCGAGTTCGATTCTCGCTACCCGCTCCATAAAATTTAATTTTATTATGTTTTATTAAATTTTATTATTTTTCATTATTTCTTAAAAAGGCTTAATTTCAAGTCTTTTTTGCTTTCTTAATTTTTTTATTTTTTATTAAATCTTATTATTTTTTATTAGTTCTTGATAAAATCGCATTAAAATTGCATTAAAATGTAAAAAATAATTGCATTAAAAAAATAAATTGCATTAAAAAATTTTTAAGGCACAAAAAAATACCAGTAAAATACTGGCTTTCAAGATATTCTAAAGGGTAAACTGCGGGTAGTCGGAAACAACTACCTAAATAATTTATCCGATGTATTGATATTACTATAATACATCGGATTTTAAATTTTGTCAAATTATATTTTAATGCAATTTTAATGCATTTTATGCACATAATTTCATTTTTAGTTTTTGCTTTCCATAATAAGAACGGCAATCTTTTAGCTGTCTATTTCTATATCTTGCAAGTATATGTCCATAAGTTTCTTTGATTTGGCGGTCATCTACATGTCCAAGAATAGCTGCAATAACAAGTAAGTCCATTCCTGCTTCAATCATTCTTGTAACAGCAGTATGTCTACACATATGGGTGTGGCATCCTTTTGGAAGTTCTAGTTTTACACCTGCTTCTCTACAGATTCGTTTAAATATATTATTTAAACAACGATGGTCTATATAACTACCATCTAGTTGGCAAAACAAAAGATTTTCTTTATTATTTGGATTGCTTTTGGCATTTTTGATTTGGTCTTTTACAATACTAACCATAAGTTCTTCATCAAATATATCAAAAGGTACAAATCTTTCATCTAATAGTCCTTGTTCGATTTTCTTATGACCTGTTTTAGTTGTATCTCCCATAATGATTTTACCATCATCGCAAGACAAAGTTCTATTTATAATAAAACCATTAGCTTTAAAATCGATGTGTTTAGTAATATCAATAGCACCAAGTTCTCCAATTCTAGCTGCAGATAGCAAGGCACATATGAATAGATTTCTTAATGTTCGTTCATCATAGTTACACCTAGAACTTTTTACTAATGGTTTAGTTAGCAAATATTCCATTAATTTTCGCTGTTCCTCTACTTCAAATGCTTGTACAGGTTCTTTCTTCTGTAGAGAAACAGGAGTAAATGTTCGTAGCATAGGATTGTCTGGATATGCAATTATTTTATCCATTACACATTGCATGAATCCTGCTTTTAATTTTGCGATAATTTTATCTATTTCTCCGTTGGGATAGATGTCTTATAGAATTAAGGAAGTTTTGTATTTCTTCATAAGTAACCTTTTGTACAGGTTTCTTAAAATCTTCCCAATTTTCAATATAATTGTAATGGTATTGATCTTTGTCTTTGGTATTTTTTATAATTTTTCCTGCTTCAAATTTGGTATTTCCTATTTTTTTTACTATTTCTATAATAGTTATTCCATTCTTTTTCACATAGGTTTTTGTTTGTATTTGTGCTTCTACATCTTTTTTCTTTTCAATAGATGCAGTTCTAGTAGATTCATTAGATACAGTAGTTCTAGATCCATCATCAAGAGTGATTTGTGCAGGATACCTATTATAACAGTAGAAGCGGTCGCAGTAATTCTTTTTTAGACAAGCAGTACATTCCAAACACTTTTGGCATTTATTTGTTCCACTTCTGTTATTACATATAGACCAATCATCGCAGTTTTTGCAAATATCACATACAAAACCTAGTCTTTTTTCTTTTCTATCTATTTTTTGAATGGTATTGTATACAGAGCCTTCTCCATTACCATTTCTTCCAAGTTTTTTTGCCATAAAAAAACCTCCATTTTTCAAATAATTTTTACATAAAACTATTGAAAAATGGGAGACTTTTGTATATAATACAAAAGTAAGCACTTTCAATAGTGTTTATGGATTTGGATAATGTGTTGAGCGGCAAACTACATCACATTATCCACTTTTTATTGTTTATCTAACTTTTTACTGATAGCATCTAATTGTCTAATTATAATCCAATTCTGTTCAACAATAGCTTTTAAATAAGAAGTATTTAAAACTTCTGCTGGTTTCATTCCCATTGTTCCACCTAGTTCAATAAGATTATTTCCAGCTAATGCTAAAGAAATATTTTTAACTGCATTTGCATATTCTGTACTAAGATTATTTAATTCATATTTTGCTAATGTTTCTTTCATTTTTCGAATTTGTTTTTCTTCTTTAGTCTCTGAATTTCCATTAAATAGCCCCATAAAAATTTCCTCCTTAATTTTTTTCATATCCTATATAGCCTATTACAGTACCTAATATTTTAACTTTTTCCTTTGGAGATGCTTGAGTTTTATATTTTGCAGTATTAGATGTTAATGGCTCTAATAATACTAAATCTCCTTGCAAAGTTATTCTCCTAATGAGAGTAGCATTATCCAAAATAACAAGAGCAATGGTATCATTTTTGGTAGTTGAACTTTTTTTCATTAAAATGTAATCGCCTTCTTGATATTTTTTATTCATACTATCATCGACAATTTTTACATAAAAGAAATTTGCAGGAGAATCTATATTATATAATTTAGTATCTATTGTTATATATTCATCAATATATTTATCGACTAACTTAAATCCCTTTTTATTTATTTTACTATAAACAGGAATAGGGGATAGAGAGTCAGTATTATATTTATTCATGTAATCTAACATTTGTTTCTTTTTTTCTTCTAATGATAATTTATTAGACTTATTTCTAACAGCATCATAATCTTTATAATTTATATGAGATTTATTAGGAACATCAGGAACATCATATCCCATTAGCCATGCTTCATTAGTATTTAATGCCATTGCAATCAAAGTAAGTCTCTTTTGAGATGCTTTCCAATCGCCAGACAAATATCTACTAATAGATGACTTATCAATATGAGTTTTATTTGCTAAATCAATAGGTCTCATATTATTTCTTTTCAAAGCCAAATCTAATCTGTTGGCAAAATTATCTATTAACATATCGTACCTCCATATTCGTATTATATAGAAAAGTTGAGAAAAAATCAAGCATTTTTGAGAGAATAATAAAAAAAGTTGAGAAAAAATCAAAAAAAGTATTGACATATATTTTTTGTTTTGATAATATAATCACAGTTGAGAAAATATCAACAAAGAAAGGAGGAAATTAAATGGAAGAAAAAGTGCTATATGATTATAGTAAATTAAGAGGAAGGATAAAGGAGTATTTTGATACAATAGATAATTTTGCAGAGAAGATGAATTTATCTCCAACAGCAGTAATAAACAAATTGTGCAACCGAAGTCCTTTTAAACAGCCAGAAATTACACTTGCATGTATTTTACTAGAGATACCAGATGAAGAAATGCACATATATTTTTTTACATTAAAAGTTGATAAAATATCAACTAATAAAATAATTTAATGCCGCTCAACACAAAAATAAAAGGAGGGAGGAAAGTGAAAAAGAAAATTCAACCAACAATGACATGGGATGAAGCACCAGATACAATAACACCAATTGAATTAGCCAAGATATTAGGAATAGGAGAGCCAGGAGCAAGGAACAAATTTGATGAAAAAGGTTTTCCGAGAATAGAAGGATTAGGATCTAATAGAAAGGCGGATAAACAAGCTGCTAGATTATATTTGCAAGGTGTTAATATAAAAACAAATCAAAAAGATGCAATAATAAGTTTATTGCTATTTGAAATAAAGAGTCTAAATAGCAAATTAGAAAATTTATTGGAAGGAGAAAAAATCAATGAAATTAAGAATTAGAAATAAAAAGAAATTTATTTTAAGAATAATAGAATTATTAATAATTATAACTTCAATAGTATTAACGATATTAGCTATAAATTATGCAAATAGAACAAGAGGTTACCAGGCATTTGGGGGAGAATATTTAATTTTAATTTTAGGATTAGTAGCAGTATTAGTCATAGAAACAATATATGAGGAAAGTGAGAATAAGAAGGAGGAAAAATAAAATGAAATTAAAAGAATCTGTTTTAGATAAAATTAGATATTTATATGAAAAAGCAAGCCAAATAAGTAAGTATTGGGTAAGAATTGATTTATGGCAATGCGATAAATATACACATAGTGAACTTAAAATAGAAGTATATACATTTATTGAAAATAAAGAAAAGGAAGAAAAGGAACAAAAGGTTTTATATGAAGCAACTATTAATTTAAATGAATTAAAAGCAGAACAAAAAATTGAATTGACTATAAAAAATATAGAAGAACTAATCACACCCCATCCAAAAGATAATGATTAGTTCATACAAAAGTATTTTTGCAAACACTTCTATTGCTTATTATAGCACAATAGCAGTAGAAGTCAAGCGGAAAGGAGAAAAAAAGTGCATGATATAAAGCAAATCAATTACATAAAGCAACTCAATGAGTTTTATTCTATTTTGGACTATAAGCCTTTATCATCTAATGCTATATCTTTATATGGATTTTTATTGCATGTAGCAAATAAGACTGGTTGGCTTAATGAGTTTAGAGTAGCTAATACTACGATTATGAGTAAATGTAAATTGAATCAATCTGCTTTACAAAGAGCAAGGATGGAACTAATAAACAATGGGTATATAAAGTACAAAAAAGGAAGTAATCAAAACGAAATGCCTAGATATAGCTTGATTATATTGTATTTTGAACAAGCAAATGCACAACCAAATGAACAAGCAGACAAACAAGCAAGTGAACAAGCAGAAGATGTACCGAACACTACACCGAACGCACAACCAGGCGAACACAATAATAAACAAAACAATACATTACAAAACAATAATAATAAACTAAACCAAACCAAACTAAATTTATTTTTTAATTATATTTATGATGAAGAAGCGGAGTTCGATGGGATAAGTTCATCACAAAAGCAGGGTATTATTATTGCTCTACAAAGGCTAGAAACATATATAAATCCAACAGTAGATTTGTCTTGCCTACCATCAGATTATGTTGGAGATGCAAAACTACAATACTGGGTAGTTAAGGAATTATATTTTAGTGAATATAAAGTATATTTAAATGATTTAACAAGAAAAGATTTTTTGTTCCGTTATTTAAAAACCAAAAAATATATGGAATCAAAAAAAGAATACTCAATCAAAGAATTTGTTAGTTATTTTATTGTGTGTCTACATGATGAAATGAAAAAGTAAAGTGAGGTGTAGAAATGAGTAATGAAGATAAAAACAAAATATCAAGATGGGCAGATAGAGGAGCGCCAGTAAAAAATAAGAAGTTAAAACCAAAACCAGCAGGAAGTCATTTAGTGAAACACAAGGAAGAAGTAGACTACTATTATTATATTTGCGATTATTGTGGAGAAGAAATAAAGCTTGAAAATAAATGGGAAAATAAAACAGGTGGAATTGCAGAATTACCAAATTCATTAACAAATAGAGGAAAAGTGAAAATTGCAATACATAATAGATGTTTAAACAATTTAATAAAAGAATTGGGGGGATAAGAGTGGAAAAAGAATTTTGCAAGATTGAATTAGAAATACCAGAATCTATCACAGGGAAGGCAAGACCTAGAATGAATACATATACAGGTAGAGCATATACACCAACAAAAACTAAAAATTATGAATATTTAGTAAGGCAACTTTTTGTATATAAATATCCAAATTTTAAACCATTGGAGAGTAGAATAAAACTTAAAATAATTGCTTATTTTGAGTTACCAAAAGCAAGAAGTAAATTAAAAGAAGCGGAAATGTTAGCTAATATAATAAGTCCTACAAAAAAACCAGACATTGATAACATAACGAAAATAATACTTGATGCATTAAATAAGTTTGCATATAAAGATGATTCACAAATTACAGAAATAAGTGTAACAAAAAAATATTCAAGAACACCAAATGTAATCGTGCAGATAGAAGAATATTAGGAGGAATATAGTTATGGAAAAAGCAAGAAAGAATAAGAAAATTCCAATATTAAAATTGGATGATTTTATGAAAACAGAGGACAAAGTATCAATACCTATGAACAAATATAAAACATTAATAGAAGAAATAGGATATTTAAAAGGAGCAAAAAAAGAATTAGTTGAAGAGACAATAACAATAAAATTAGAAGAATATAAGGAATTGCTTATAACAAAGGGAAAATATCATGAGTTAAAAGAAAAACAGCTAATAACAATTAATGAAAAAGGTATTAATATACCCAATATCCCAACACCACATATTCCAATTATTAATTAAAGAAAAATTGAGGAGGAAGATTTTGATGTTAGATTTTATAATGAAATTATTTGGATATGAGAATATCAATAAAATAAAAATACCAGCAGGATATAGAATGCCAAGAAGCGAGAAAATGAAGTGCAAGGCTAGTTTTTATGCTGCAACAGGAGAATTTCAAGATAAAATTATTATAAATAATAAAAATATATTATTAGATGGATATATAACCTACAAGATATGTCAATGGGTAGGCATAAAATATGTAAAGGTATTAAAGATTGATGTTGAGCCAGAAATATACAAGCATTCCTATAGGGGATACAAATTAAAAAATAGAGAAAGGAATTAGAAATATGAATGTTTTAAGTCTATTTAGTGGTATTGGATCTTTTGAAAAAGCACTTAAAAACATAGGAATTAATTGTAATATTATTGGTTTTAGTGAAATAGATAAATATGCAATAAAAAGCTATTGTGCAATACATTCGATTAGTGAGGAAAAAAACCTGGGAGATGTAAGTAAAATAGATTTATCTCGAATAAAAGAAGATATAGATATTATAACACATGGAAGTCCATGTCAAGATTTTTCGGTAGCAGGAAAACAAGCAGGAGCAGAAAAAGGAAGTGGAACAAGGAGTAGTTTGATGTGGTGTACAGTAGATATTGTAAAAAAAATAAAACCGAAATATATCATTTGGGAAAATGTGAAAAATTTGTTAAGCAAAAGACATAAACATAATTTCGATAATTACATAAAGATAATGGAAGAACTAGGATACAACAATTATTATCAAGTATTAAATGCTAAAGATTATGGAATACCCCAAAATAGAGAAAGAGTTTATACAATCAGCATAAGAAAAGATATAGATAATAATAAATTTAAGTTTCCTGAAAAAGAAAAACTGAACAAAAGATTAAAAGATGTATTAGAAAAAGATGTAGAGGAGAAGTATTATTTAAGTTCTAAAATGATAAATGGATTTTTAAAACATAATGAAAAGCATATTGCTAAAGGAACAGGATTTGTTTGGAAACCTAAAAACGAAGAAGAAATAGCAAACACAATAAGAGCAAATGCAGCTCTTTGTCCAACAGATAATACAATAAATGTAGGAGAAGTAACAAAAAATAGTCAAGCAGGGCAAGTATATTCTTCAAGAGGAATCAGTCCAACTATTATAGCAGGAACACATGGTTATGCGATAGGAAACATATTAGAAGATAATCAAATAAAAGTTGTTGGACAATTGGATATAAAAGGACATGAAAGTATAAAAAGAGTTTATTCACAAGAAGGATTAAGTCCTACACTTACTAATATGCAAGGAGGAAATAGACAACCTAAAGTATTAATAAAAAATGCTACTAAAAAAGGATTTGATGAAGCTATAGATGGAGATAGTGTCAATTTATCATATCCAAATAGTAAAACTAAAAGAGGAAGAGTAGGACATCAAGTTTCACAAACACTAACAACAAATGACAACATGGGAGTTGTAGAAGGAATCAGAATATTAGAAAACAAATCAACGAATATTGACATAAGAATAAGAAAATTAACACCAAAAGAATGTTGGAGACTAATGCGGATTTTCTGATGATGATTTTGAAAGTGCAAGATTATATTGTTCAAATACACAATTATATAGACAAGCTGGAAACAGTATTGTAGTTCCAGTTCTAGAAAAAATATTTAAAAATTTATTTGAGAAAGATTAGGGTGGTAAAATGGAATATTTAGAGGTTAATAAAAATATAAAGCTAGAACAATTAGAAAAGTTCGGATTTGAAAAAAGATATAGTGAATTTACTGGAGAATTGAGTTATTACATACATCCAGAAGAAGATATAGAAATACACATATATGAAAACAAAGCAACAGAGTTAATAATACATGAAAAAGAGATAAATCATTCTTTAATGATTTTGTTAATTAAGCTACATAAGGCTGGAATAATAAAAATTGAGAAAGAAAAAGAAGAAAGAATGAGTACATTAGATAAATTGTGCTTTAAAGAGGGTAAATAATTTGATAAAAAACGAATGTAAATATTTTAGAGAAACTAGAAAAAAGCAAGAATGTAAGGTATTGAATGAATTGGTTTGTAGAAAAAAGAAGTGTTCATTTTACAAACTAGGAAAAGTGGAAGAGAAGGAAATAGATAATGCTCCATAGAGGAGGAAAAAGATGAAATTGATAAGAAAAATAAAAAGATTTTTAGGATTAGAATTACCATATTTATTAGAAGAGGAAGAAATAGAAAATAAAACTACATCTAATAATAGACTAAATAATAGTATAGTAGCTATTCCAAAAAATACAGAAGTTCAATTTTATAAAAGCGAAAATTGGAAAAATATATCAGAAGCTATGTATAGAAGCGGAATTACAATGAATGAAGCTAGAGAAATGATGAAAAAGATGAAAGGAGACTGAAAGTGGCTAAATCAAAAAAGACATTAGAACTTGAAAGTTACTTAAAAAAATATGTACATAAGCAAGGGATATTTAGTTGCCCAGAAGTCACAATAGGTTGGTGGGGAAAGGAAAGAGTGGATTTCCTTACATATGATACTAATGACTGGTTTAAATGCTATGAAGTAAAAGTAACAAAGTCGGATTTTTATAGTAAATGCCATAATAGTTTTGTTGGAAATTATAATTATTATGTTATGCCAAGAGAATTATATAACGAAGTAAAACAAGATATTCCAGAATGGGTAGGAGTATTAGTAGAAAATAAAATTAATGGAAAGATATATAGCTATTCTCCATTAATAAGTATAAAGAAAGCAATAAAGCAAGAATTAAAAGTGGACAAAGATATATTAAAAAATTCATTAATTAGATCTTTATATAGAGAAGCTAGTAGGAGGTAAAGAATGTTTGTTGAAAAAGCAAAAGAAAATATTAAAATTCAATTAGCTAATATGAAAAGAGCAAATGAATGTGGATTAGCAACAAAAGGAGAGTTCAACGAAGATATAGATGCAATAGAAACAATTTTATCAGAATTAGAAACAGCAGAACAAAAAGAAAAGTTTTATACAAAATTATCAGAAGATAATAAATATTATGTATCAGAGATAGAAAAGAAAGATAAACAAATAGTATATATGGCAAATTTTATTAATGATAATACACCATATACTAGAGATACGAAAGAACTAGAAAACGAGCAAGGAATAAGAACTGCGAAATTTACGGAACAATATTTTAAAAAGAAAGTAGAGGGGTAAAATGGAAGATTGTTTAATTATTGGAGCAGATATTTCAAATGGAAAAAGTATAACTTGTATAACTGTAGCTAGAAAAAACGGAGAGAATATAGAAATTATAAATCAACTTTTTGATAAAGAAGCGGAAGATATTTATTATAAATTAATAAATGTTAATGCAAAATCCAATTTTTCAAAAATAAAAGATGAAGCAATAAGAAGAGGAATGAGTAAAATGAGTAAAATATATTCACTAAAGGAAATGTTGGAGGTTTTACAATACACGGAAAAACTAAAACAATATACTAACAAGGAGATAAAATTTATAATTCAACAAAATGCACCTAAAAAAATAAAAGAAATATTAGCAGTTTTTTGGTTAACACATACAAACGATGAGTTTTTCAATTATTTTGGTTTCAATTGGATTCCACCTACAGAAGTACAAGAAGAAGCTAGAAAGAAAATAGATATGTGTTCTAATAAAGAAATAATGCAATTAGAAGAAATACCAATGTTAAGAAGAGTAGATATTGTTAATTTTATAGCACCTAGCGAAATACAAAAAAGGATTGAAAAAAATATAACATTGTCATCTGGTATAGAAATTAAAAATTTTATGAAGGGAGCAACAGGAGATTGAATATGAAAAAAGAAAAATTAGAACAAGCTAGTAGCAATATTTTAAGAGGAATAGATATAGAATCATCAGCACTTATATTAGAAGAGGCAATATTTAATAATTGCATTATTATAGGCGGAAGAACAAATATTTTAAAAGTAGCTACAAGACAAATTTTAGATTTTGTTGAAAATAGTAAAATTGATAATGTAGGAGACAAAAATATTTTAGATTATATTAAAGAAAATGTAAAATTAAAAGAAAAATATAAAGAGCAACAAAATGAGATAGAGAAAATGGCAACAACAATAAATAAAGATAGTTTTAGGATATTAGAATTAGTTAGAATTATAGAAGAAATCGCAAAAGCCTGCTATTTAACATGGACACAAAAGGAGTATGACTTTTTAGGAATAAAATATAGCACTAATCATCAAATAACAATAAAAAATATAATAGAACACTTTGAGGAAGGAAGGAAATAAAAATGGAAGATTTTAAAATACAAAAAGCTAAATTTATAAAATTGCCAACAGATGAGAATGGAAAAGAAATATTATGTTTTGGAGATATGTTAGGACATGAATATTATATAGTACCAGCAGAATCAATTAAAGGAGAGTATATAATAACTGGAGGAATTTATCAAGAAGCGGAAAAATTATTTCAAAAGGCTATTTATAATAGTTTGATAGAAATAGGAGAAGATGAACAATTTGCATTTGCGGTAGCTTATGAAGGGGAAGATCCTGGAATGTTATTAACTTTTCAAAGAGAATGTTTTAAAACAGAATTAGATATGCTAACAGAACAAATTGACATGGCAAAACTAAATTTAATGAGAAATGGAAAAAAAGAAGAAGATTTAATTGTAATTTTGAATACCAAAATTTACGAAAAAGATAAATATAAAAAAATATCTAATATAGATGTCCAATATGCAGAAATGCCAGAAAATATAAAAGTTCAAATAGAAGTCAAAAAACAAGAAGAGGTGGATTAAATATGGAATTAGCAGAAAATAGAGAACAGGAGATACAAGAAGCAATACAAAAAATGTCTAATGCAATAACTGATTTTGTAGAAACTATGCGAAAACTTTTAGAGCCTATTATAGAAGAAGTTAAAAGAATGGTTAATGTCATTTGGGAAAAATTTATAAAATCATTTAATGATAAGACAATCAAGAAATGTTTACATATTTCAAAAAGCAGTAAAAATAAAAGAATAAAAAAGAAACAGATTACAAGAATTAATAAAATAATGGAATGGTACATAAGACAAGCAACATATGAATTAATGAAAAAAAGTAAATAAAATAATACACGAAAGAGGTGGAAAAGTGAATTATTTAAAAGAAAGTGAAAAAATATTAGAAAATCATAGAAAGTTATATACAGCACTTGCTAATTTAAAGGAAAGACAAGAAAAATTAGTTAGAAGCGGAATGCCAGGAGAAGTTAAAGCAATTGATTATTCAAAACCAGCAATACAACATCAAGCATATTCTAAAGATACAATTAATCAGTTATGTGAAGTAGCAACAATAAGTAATGAAATAAAAGAAACTAAAAAAGAAATGAAATTAGTAAGCAAAATATTGAAGCAAATAAAAAAAGAAGATGAAATATTATATAAGTTTTTAGCAATAAGATTTATCAAGAAACCAAAAATTTCGATGAAAAAGATAGCAGAAGAATTAGGTTATAGTCCAGATAGTAATGATACAATATATAAAATCAAAGAAAGAGCACTAACTGAATTTTCAATATTATATTTTGGGGTAAATGCAACGAGAGGAATATAAACGGAAAAAATAAGTATAGAAATTTGCAAAAATATGTGTTAAATTTGTAATATGGAAAAAAATCCATGAGAGCCCCTATGAATGAAAAGTTAAAAACAGACTACGAATGATGTAGTCTGTTTTTTCTAAAAAGAGATGATAAAATGCCAATTTTAAAACTATGTGCCAAATGTCAAAAAGTAATAATATATCCTGCAAGATACTGTGCAGAATGTCAAAAAAATGTGGACAAACAGTTTGAAGAAAGAAAGAAAAAATGGAATAAGGATTATAATCGAAAAAGAGATCCAAAATATGCAGCATTTTATAATTGCGATGAATGGAAGAATCTTAAAAATAAATATTTGCAAGATCATGAATATAAATGTGAAAAATGCCAAGAAAAGAAAAAAGAAAATCCAGAGTACAAAGAAAAAATAGCAGAAGAAGTGCATCACAAAGAGCCAATTCAAACACCAGAAGGATGGATAAAAAGATTTGAATACAAAGGATTAGAGGCATTGTGTCATGACTGCCATAATGAAGAACATAATAGATTCCAAAAAAGAAAGAAGGTGGAATAGTTGAAGATGTTAAAACTTAAGAAAGCTTTTATGAAGGCGAAGCTAGAAGGATTAGATATTGCTATAGAACTCACAGTACCAGGAAGAAAAGATACAGAGATAATTATTGTGCAACATAGTAATTTAGATTACAAGTTAAGTTATTATATTAATAACTATGATGAGCAATTAGTATTGAATAGGTGTAAAGATATAAAAATAATAAATGTTTACACAATAGATAATAAATTTATAAAAGAAATGAAGGGAGAAAAATAAAATGGAAAAAATTAAATGTATTCAAGATTATGAAGATGTAATGTTAAAAAGAATTGTAACAAAGGATGATGAATTAGAGGTTACTAAAGAGAGAGCAGAATATCTTGTTGATGTTAGAAAATTATGTGTAAGAATTAATACAACAGAAGAAGATACAACAGAGGAAGATACAACAGAAGAAGATACAACAGAGGAAGATACAACAGAAGAAGATACAACAGAGGAAGATACAACAGAAGAAGATA